AAGGCAAGGATTAGATGAACAAGAGAAAGCAAGTAGAGCAAGAAAGCAACAATTACAAGCTGGACTAGGTAGAAGAAGTTTACTATCTAGTACAAGTGGTGGATATCTTACAAACACAACTAGAAATACTAGATTATAATTATGATAGCATTAGTACCAGAACCAATACTTAAAGAAATGAATGACCTAGAAAATATGTTGGCTAGGTACAAAAGAGCAGAAAGTATAAAAGAATTATGGCGACCAACCTTTGAAGAATGTTATGAATACTCAATGCCAGCAAGAGAAAGTTTTTATCCAGTATCAGCAGGGCAAGCAAAAACAGATAAGATATTTGATGAGACAGCTGTTGTTGGTGTGCAAGAATTTGCATCACGATTACAAGCAGGTATTGTTCCTAACTTTGCAAGGTGGGCGGAGTTAATATCTGGTAGCGAAATACCAATGGAAGAAAGAAAAGAAGTAAATGAATCTCTTGATTCAGTAACAAATTATATATTTGAGATGTTACAAAATAGTAATTTTGCACAAGAAGTACATGAATCATTTTTAGATCTAGCTGTAGGAACTGGAGCATTACTTATAGAAGAAGGAGATGCAGTAAGACCTATACGATTTTCTGCTATACCTTTATCTAGATTATGTTTAGATACTGGACCGAATGATGTTATAGATACTATCTACAGAACAAGAAAGATAAAAGCATCTAATATAAAACTTATCTATCCTAATGCTACATTACCACCTGAGATAGCAAGACAACTAGCAAATGGTAATGATGCGTTTTTACAAATCGTAGAATGTGTATCAAGAAATTATTCTACACCAAATGTAGAAAAATATGATTGCACAATATTTGGAACTAATCCTCAACATATATATGATAAGAAAGTTTTTGAAGGAGAAGGTTCTAATCCATATGTTGTATTTCGTTGGAGTAAAGCGGCAGGTGAAGTATATGGTCGTGGTCCACTGCTCAATAGTTTACCAGCAGTAAAGACTTGTAATCTTGTAATAGAAATGATTTTAGAAAATGCACAGATGCAAATATCTGGTATGTATCAGATAGAAGATGATGGGATAATAAATGTAGATACAATTCAATTATTACCTGGAACAATTATTCCAAGAAGTCCATCATCAAGAGGTTTAGAACCTATAGCACCTGCAGGTAATTTTAATGTTGCTGATTTAGTTTTAAAAGATATGCGTACAAATATTAAAAGAGCATTGTATAATGAAATGCTGGGCGATCCAAATACAACACCAATGTCTGCAACAGAAGTAGCAGAAAGAATGGCAGACTTATCAAGACAGATAGGTTCTTCTTTTGGTAGATTGCAAGCAGAAATGGTTACACCATTATTGCAAAGAGTAATACATATACTTAAAAAACAAGGTAGAATAAGTATACCTACAGTTAATGGTAGAGAAGTAAAAGTATTATCTACATCACCATTAGCACAAGCACAAGCCAATCAAGATATATCTGGATTTAATAGATTCTTAGAATTAGTACAAGCTAGATTCGGACCACAGCTTGTAAACTTATTGGTAGATAATAATGAAGCAACAAAATATCTAGCAGAAAAGTTTGGCATACCTTCTAGACTTATTAGAAGTAAAGAACAAATGAATCAAGCTATAGCAGAACTTACAAATGCTGTGCAACAGCAACAAGAAATGCAACAACAAATGGCACAACAAGGTAATGAAGGACAACAAGAAACCCCTACTAGCTAGTATAGATGGCTTTCAAAGAAGTCAATCTCAAGAAGAACAACTAAATGATTTGTTTGTGAATTGTTTTAGAACTGAACATGGAGATAAAGTTTTAAAATATTTAAGAAGTATAACTATTGAAACTGTTGCAGGATTTAATATATCAAATGAAGAACTACGAAGTAGAGAAGGTATGAGATTTTTAGTAGGAATAATTGAACAACGCATAAAGGAGGGCGAAAATGTCAGAGCAAGAAAGTCTAATTAATACAGAGCAAGAAACAAAAGATGAAGTAGGAGAAGTAGCAGAAAGACCAGAATGGTTACCAGAAAAATTTTGGAATGACGGAAACCCTGATTATGAAAACTTGAGTAAATCTTATGGGGAACTTGAAAAATTAACTTCACGCAAGAAAGAAGACCTAACAGCAGAAATAAAACAAGAACTGGAAACAGAACGATTAAAAGGATTGCCAGAAAAACCAGAAGATTACAAAATACCAGAAATACCAGAGCAATATACACCAGATACTCCTTTAATGGATGGATGGAAACAATATTGTTTAGATAATAATTTAAACCAAGAAGCATTTGATAAAGGTATAAAACTTTTTATAGACACACAACCAGTTTTAGATGAACAAGCAGAAAAAAATAAGTTAGGTGAAAATGCAAACCAACGCATAGAAGCTGTAGGATTGTGGGCAAATAAAAATTTTAATGAAGTAGAAAGAAATATAATATCTAATATTGCTGTGTCTGCAGAAGGAGTGCAGACTCTAGAAAAGATAATGGCAATGTCTCAAACTTCTATATCTAATGAAGGTGAATCATCAATAACTAGAGGTAAAAATAGACAAGACCTAGAAGCTATGATGAAAGATCCTAAGTACTGGCATCCTACACATAGAAATGAACAGTATGTAAAACAAATAGACGAAGCATTTGAAAAACTTTACAGATGATTTAGCATCTATAAGACCTTCTAGGTTATCTGATGCAAGATACATAGCAGACAATATGAGAGAGCAAGATGTAAAAGAAGTTCTTGCTCTTGGAAATAAACCATATGAAGCATTGGTATATTCTATATCACATGATGAAGCACAAACATTTACTTTGTTTTATGGTAAAGAACCAGTATTAATATTTGGAACTGTTAAAGAATCGCATGGACTAGCTAGAATATGGATGTTAGCTACAGATAAAGCATATACAAAACCAAGAAGGATTGCAATATTAAGCAAAATATGGATTAAAGTATTACAGAAACCTTATGAAATACTTTATAATTATGTATGGATTGGTAACCAAAAAGCTGTAAAACTTCTTATTTATCTAGGATGCGATATAGATAAAGAAATAGTTACAAAAAAAAATCTTGACTTCGTTAAATTTAGTCGTTGCAAATCTAAGTAAAATTCAGTATATGTAAATTAGTAGACCGTAATTATTGGAGTTTAGCCCTACGGACAACTAAACAGAAGATAGGCACGACAATCTCGGAGAAAATTTTATTAATCTTTATTAGGAGGGAAAATTGGCTATATCAATTTCTACTGCTTTTATAAAACAGTTCGAGAGTGATGTTCATATGGCTTATCAAAGAATGGGTTCTAAACTCAAAGATACCATAAGACAGAAACCAAATGTAAATGGAAATCAAACTGTTTTTCAAAAAGTTGGCAAAGGTACTGCTGTTCAAAAGTCTCGTCATGGACAAGTACCTATCATGAATATCGACCACACAAATGTAACAGTTACACTAAGCGACTACTATAGTGCTGACTATGTGGATAGATTAGACGAGTTAAAGACAAACATTGACGAAAGAATGGTTGTTGCACAAAGTAGTGCAGGTGCGTTAGGAAGAAAAACTGACGAACTTATTACTACTGCTTTAGATGGTACATCAAATACCCAAACTGAAAGTGGATCAGATGGTCTTACATTAACTAAGATCAATACTGTTTTTGGTTCTATGGGTGAAAATGATATACCTGATGATGGTGATAGATACTTTGTTGTATCACCTGATGGTTGGATAGACCTACTTGGTATCAACGCATTTGCTGATGCTGACTTTATCGGACCAGATGAACTACCTTACAAAGGTGGTATGGTTGCAAAAAGATGGCTTGGCTTCATGTGGATGGTGCATAGTGGTTTACCTACAACTGGTGGTAAAAGACAATGTTTTGCATATCACAGAACTGGGTTAGGAGTAGCTATGGGTGCTGATGTAACAACAGAAGTAAACTATATTCCTGAAAGAGTGTCTAACTTAATTACTGCATATATGAGTCTGGGTGTTGTGTTGATTGATGACAACGCAGTCTTTGAAGTGCAGATAGCTGAATAGGGGGTAAACATGGCTTACACAGCAAGTACTTTGTTCAAAGTAGGTGGTGCAAATCCTGGACTTTGGATTTACAAATCTGCTGATGCTGTAGGAACTGTAGCAGGAAGCGGATATTTTAATAGTGCAACCAATGAACTAAAAGAACATGATGTTATTATAGTAGTTGGTGCTACTGGAGGTTCTGAAACTGTTGATCTATTGGTAGTTACAAGTGCTACTGAAGCTGCAACTGTTACAACAACTAACGGTACTTAATAGAAAGGGGGAGGAAACTCCCCCAACATTATATGGCTACAACAAAGATAGATATATGTGCAAGAGCATTAGTAATGATAGGAGCAAATCCTATCACTTCATTTGCAGATGGTACGACAGAATCTACAGTAGCAAGTAACTTATATCAAGACACAGTAAAAAATACATTATCTAGCTATCGTTGGAGATTTGCTAGTAAACAACAACAATTATCAAGATTAACAGATACACCTGATCATAAATGGGATAGTGCGTATCAATTACCAGCAGATTTAGTAGGACTACATGGTGTGTTTGTAAATGATATGCCTATTAAATTTGAAAGATATGGTGATATGGTATACAATGATGCAGTATCTACTGATAAAGTGTATGCAGATTATACATATTATGATGAAGATGCTACTAATCCAGAACAATTTTTTCCACCATATTTTATATTCTTATTAGAATTATCTTTGGCTTCTATATTTGGATATGCTGTAGCACAAAATAATGCTTTGTCTGATTCTTTGGAACTGAAAGCACAAAGACAATTAGCAATAGCAAAAAATTTAGATGCACAGCAAAGAACATCAAGTAGACTTCGTGTTACTAGATTTACAAATACAAGAAACTCAACAGGTACTTCTAATATAGAAGGAACTGTGGAGTAGATGTGGCAAAAACAAAAGCACTTCTTAGACAATTAAAAACAACATTTCAAGCAGGTGAGTTAGATCCATTAATGAATATGCGTAGTGATGTTAATGCGTATGTAAATGGAGCAAAAAAAATGCAAAATGTTGCTTTGTTTTCTCAAGGTGGATTTAAAAGAAGAAATGGAACAAAGAGGTACGCAAGTTTAACTGGAGATGCAAGACTTGTTGGTTTTGATTTTGATGATAATGAACAATACATCATGGCATTTGGGAACCAAAGAGTAGACATATATTATTTAGAAACAGATGCTTTAGCACAAAGTATTACTGGATGCCCCTGGACTACTAGCATTTTATATGAAATGCAGTTTTCACAAGCTGGAGATACTATGATTGTAACGCATCCTAGTATGGCAACACAAAAAATATTTAGAACTGGATTAACAACTTTTACTAGAAGTGCCTATGCTTTTGATGAAGATACAGCAAATGTTTATCAACCATACTATAAATTTGCAGATACATCTGTAACTTTATCATCAAGTGCCACTACTGGTACTACTACCATAACAGCAAGTGCTAGTTATTTTACCAGTAGTTATGTAGGAATATATTTAAAGATACAAGATACAACTTTAGAAATAACTGGATATACAAGTGGTACACAAGTAACTGCTACAATACAAGGAACTTTGCGAAAAAAATTAATAACAGATGCCTTTACAACAGAAAAAGGCACAAAGACAATTACTGTTAACGATCCTTTGCATGGGTTAGCAAATAGTGCAAGTGTATCATTTAGTGGATCAAATAGTATAGAGGGTATAGATGGAGCAGATATAAATGGATCAAGAACTATAACTGTATTAGATGAAGATACATATACTTTTACTGCTGGCGGTAGTACTAATGCTAACAATACAGCTGCAGGTGGTGGTTCTGCTATATTTATACAAAGTCCTAATCAAGCTACTACGGAATGGAAAGAACAAACATTTAGTAGTGTAAAAGGTTATCCAGCTAGTTCTACATTTCATGATGGAAGATTATGGTTTGGAGGATCGTCAAGTTTACCAGATTGGGTATGGGCGAGTAAATCAGATCAATACTTTAATTTTGATTTAGGAGATGGAAATGATGGAGATAGTATACAATCTAGTATAGGAGCATCTCAAGTAGCAGATATAAGACACTTATTATCAAATAGACATTTACTTATTTTTACAGCAAATGGAGAATTTTTCTGTCCACAAGCTGATTCAGGTGTTTTAACACCATCTAACTTTACTGTTCGAAGACAAACTACACATGGATGTAGTCATGTAAATGTAAAAACTTTAGAAGGCGGAGCATTGTTTGTGCAAAAACATGGTAGAGCTGTAAGAGAACTTTTATTTACAGATTTAGAATTATCTTATTCTGCAACTAACATAAGTGTGTTGGCTAGTCATTTAGTACAAACACCTAAAGATATGGCAATATTGCCAGGCACAGCAGAAAGACCAGAATCATATGCAATATTTATAAATGAAGATGGTACTGCTGGTGTGTTTCATGCAGTAAGAGCAGAGAAGTTAGCTGGATGGACTGAATGGAAAACAACAAGTGGTGCTACTTATAAAAGTGTAGAAGCAGTAGGTTCACGATTATTCTTTACTGTATATAGAAATAGTGCATATTATATAGAAGAAATGGGATTGGAAGCAAATACTTTGGATCATTCATCAACATTTACATTAGGAAGTCCAGGCACAGTATTTACTGGTTTAAGTAACTATGCAAGTAAAACAGTTAAAGTTAGAAGCGGTAACTTTTATATGGGAGAGTTTGCAGTTACATCAGGAGGACAACTTACTTTGTCTACTGGATTTGATACTTCTGAAATTACTGTTGGATATGACTATGAGGTTAGTGTAGAAACAATGCCAGTAGAAACTGTATTACCAAGTGGTAGTTTACAAGGTAAACCTAAAAGAGTTAGTAAAGTAGTCTTAGGATTAAACTCTGCTTTATCAACTACAGTATCAGGAACTACATTACAGCTAAGACAAGTAACAGATGATTTATCTATAGCACCATCAGTAGTTACTGGTAAAAAAGATTTTTATTTATTAGGTTATAGTAAAGATGCAACAGTTACTATTACACAAGCCGATCCTTTGCCAGTTAGAATTACTGGATTAGTTATGGAGTATCAAGTCTAATGTGTTCACCTGAATTAGCATTATTAGCAACAGTAGTATCTGCAGGAGCAACTATACAACAAGGCAGAATACAAAAAAGACAAATTGAAAATCAAGAAGCTGTTGCTAGGTATAATGCAGAAGTACAAATACAAGATTTAAAAGAACAAAAAGAATTAAATGAGATAGCTGCAAAACAAGAAGAAAGAGAAAGAAGAAGAATCTTAGAAGCAGAAATGTCAGCTATAAGTGCTTATGGTAGAGGTCTAGAAAGTGCTAGTAGAAATAATATAAAAAGCACAGCAGAAGAATTATTTGGTGCAGATGTAGCTACTAATAGATTTAATTTAGCAGTAGCACAAACATCAGCAGATAGAAATATTGGAATATTAACTACACAAAAAGGTATGCCATCAGCAGGTCAAGGTATTATGACTTCTGCATATGTAAGTGCTTTTGGACAATTAGTAACTGGAGGTGCATCATACAATATGACAAGAACTCCTAGTACAAAACCTACAACAACACCGACAACTACAACTTCTTATTCTCCTACATCTCCTAAATATTCATATGCACAAAGGAATAAATAATGGTAAAAAGATATAAAGATATAGGTAGAGTAGGAGTAAAATCATCTCCTGGAACTAGGTTTGCTTTGCAAGCTCCACAAAATGTTGGGGCAGAACAACTTGCAAAAACCGTACAACAAACTTCACAAAATATAGCAAATACTTTTTTTGAGTTATCAAAACAAAAAGCAATAGAACAAGCTAAAAAAGATGAACAAAGTTCAACTATAAAGTTTGCTGATGGTGTGCCTACTTTTGAACCAATGGAATTAGGAGGTACTATTTATAATACTGCCTATAATGATGCCGCTAAAATAACATATGCTAATGCTTTAGAAAATTCTGTTAATGATAAAATAACATCTGTTAAAGATGAATATTTTAACGATCCAACATTACGAAATAATACAAATAATTTAAGAGCATTGATAGACCAACAAATAACACCTATGAGAGGACAAGTACCACAACAATTTAAAAATGTATTTGATGCGATAGTGCAAGATAAAGTACAGCCATTATTACAAACTGATATAAAAGAAAATGCAAATAGAGCAAGAAATAATTTAGTAGCAAATTTAGCTTCACATCAAAAATCTTTAATACAAAGATTGTATAAAATAAAAAAAGATGCACCAGAATTTGAACAAGTAGTATCACAACTAAATAATATTTTATTAAAACAACAACAAATAAATCCTAATTTAATATCTGATATAGACTTTGATAATTTAAATAATGAAGTAAAAGCAATCGCAGGTTGGCAAAGCATAAGAGAAAAATTATTTAATCAAAATGAACAAGGAGAACTAATTTATAATGCTGATGATGTATTAAAATTAAAATTAGCTATCTCAAATAATCAAGCATCTGTAGATTTACAAGGTGAAATTTTTAATTTAGAAAGTATACATGATTCTATAGAAAGTAAAACTTTTATAGAAAATGAATTAACTAAATTTCAAAATGATAGAAATAAAAATAATCTTGACTATTTAGATTATCAAGAAAAAGTATCATCAGAATTATTAAATTTTTCACAAGCTATTAATGAATTAGGTATTAATCCTTCACAACAAGAATTAGAGAACTTACGAACAGCTACAGTAAATAAAATAAATGGACATGATTTACCAACTGGATCAAAAAGCAACAAACAATCAAAAATTGCAAGAAATCAAATCTTAGCTGATGTAAATCGAACTGTACAAAGAGAAATAAATAATATAAAAATAGCAGATCAAAAATATATATTTACTAAATTAAAAGCTAATTTAATGAATAGCTTTGGTGATTTAACAGAAGTAGCAAATATAATAGATACTAACAAAGATGTTTTTGCTAACAACTCTGAGATACTTGATTTAAGAAATTGGGTTAATGATTCAAGTGTTCAAGAAAAACATACAGAGTTTTTTTCATTACTTAAAGGTCAGTCTAAAGGAACAATACAAGATATAAGGTTGTTGTTAAATGGTGAAAAGCCATTGGATAATTCTATATATTTAGGTAAATATTCAGGAGAAGAATTACTAAAATTATATGCACCAGTAAGAGGTATGATGAATGAAGCTCTTACTGCCATAGAAAAAACAAAGATAAATATTACTGCAGATCAAGAAGCTGCAAATATAATTAGAAGTAATATAATAGCACAATCTAAAGGAGAAGTTTTAACAAACTCATCTCATATATTTACAGTTTCAACTGATAAACTAACTAAATTTGTTACCAATAATATTTTTGAAAACAATAATGTAATGACTCCAGTAAAAAGAGCTAAGTTAGAATTATTATTAAAAGCTGGATATAGACCAACAGTAATAGGGAAATATTTAAAACACGCAGTACAGAGTCAAGATTCACAAATTATGATAAATTTAGGTGTTCCTATTATAAAAATGTTAAAAGATCAAAATATAGATCCAGCAGATTTAGGCATTAAAGATGAATCATATGGAATAATAAAAACATTAAGTGAATATCAATTAGATAATGAAGTTCAAGTAAGTACTATAGTATCAAATATAAATAGCTTATATATTGATGGTGGTGAAAAATTAAAAGCTGGTAAATTATTATTAGCTAAAGTTTTAGATCCAAAAATAGATTCTAAAACTGCAAAAGATGAAGAACTATTTCCTAACATAAGAGATGATTTATTGCTTGCTGTATTCAGAGATAAAAATGTAGACCAAAGAACAGCTATGAAAGCAAGAGAAGCAGTAGAACAATCTATTAATCAATGGTTAATACATTTTGGAGCTACTGGAGATTCTATGTATTCAACAAAATCTGAAGCAATTAAAGATGTGCAAGCAAAAATAGAAAATTTAAGTAAAGGAGATTTACCCCCTGATTATGAAATGGATATGGAAAGAAAAGGTAATAGAGCAGAAGATGATTTTATGGCAGGTCGTAATAACATGAATATTGTACCAATATCTAGTGCATATCATAATTTAGTTTCTAAGTATAAAAGTTTTGCGAAAGATTTTGGTATGAATGTATATGAAGGTAATGTGCTAACACATTTGAATGTAGCATACCAATTAAAAAATATGGATGTATTTGTGCCATTAGAAGAAATAAGTCCAGGTGATGTTCATTGGGATAAAAGTTTTAAAGAATCATTAGCACAATTTTTACCTAATGCAGTATTTAAAATAGGAACAGAAATAGATCCTACAAAACCATTAAATTTAAAACTTACAGAAAGAAACCAAGAATTTAAAAGAGACCAATATAAGTTTGAAGGAATACAAGGAGATATTATTGGCAATAGTGTTAATGGTAATTTTGTAGATTTATTTACTTTGGAATCAAATCCTGATGATCGTGGAAATACAGCACAAGTTCCAATGTTATTTGGAAAAAATGTTAAATTTGTAAAAAATGCTGCAATGAATTTAGGGGATAATCAAAGAAATATAATGATATCTGTTGATGATGGTATAGGTGAACCTTATACCACTTTTGTAATGGATAAAAAAACTAATAGACCTGCTGTAATAACAATTCCTAATGACTATAAAGGATTATTAGAAGTATATAATAGTGATAAATTAAATGCAGAACGAATAACTAGAGCAAAAGATAAAATAATTACTGGAGAATTTAATGAATTAGCAGGTCAAATAGGAACTAATAAACCAATTAGTCAAACTATAAGTGTAGATTTATATAAAAATATATTTGATGTTCCACAAGATTTAAACACACAAGAAGCAGGAATATTAAATTATTATAGGAGTAGATATTTATATAATATAGATGTAGATAAAGTTGATTTTAAAGATTCTCATATAGTATCTAAAAATAATAAGTTTTATTTAATGCCTTCTAAAGAATTATATTTTAATACAGAAAGTCAGTTATATCAGTTTAGAGATATATCAGCTACAGAAGCATTTGAAATTTTTGAATCTTCACCTTACATATCTGAATACGAAACTTTAGATAAAGCATATATAGCAAAAGGTAAAATAGAACAAATTAGAAAAACAGATAAAAATAGGTTTGATAGTGAAAATAGATAAACCAGATTACCTTCAAGCACCATCAGATTATGAGTCTGGTTTTTGGAGAAATGTAGCTAATAACTATAGATATACTTATGCACCTATATTATCACAAATAAAACAATCTATAGTAGGAGAAAATGATCCTAATTTTGTAGTTACAGATGAAATGTTAAAAGGTCAACCAGCTGAGTTAATGGATGAATTACTAACAGCTGGCAGTCAACAAGAGTTTGATTATCAAGTAAATTTATATAAACGAATGACAAGAATAAAAGAGTCATTATATGACTATGGTGGAATAGGATCAATGTTATTTGCTGGTGTTTTTGATCCAGTTAATTTAATACCTTTGCCTACAGCAAAAGGTGTAGGATTTATAAGAGGTGCAAAAAGAGTAGGACTAGGAGCTGCAACTGTTACTGCAGGAATAGAAACTATAAGGGCACAAGCAGATCCTACATACAAACTACAAGAAAGTGCATTTGCTATTGGTGGCTCTGCATTATTTGGTGGATTAATAGGAGGTGCTGTTGGTGGTATTACAGCATCAAGAGTAGGCAAAGATTTTGCAAATGCTTCAGCTTATGATGATGGTTTAAAAGCAAATGTAAAAGAAGTAAAAGTTAAAGGTATGCGTAAAAAAGTATTTGAAGCAGAGATAAATCCAAGTACAAATAAATCTTTAAAAGAAGAAGGAGTTGTTCCAGTAGAAGAAAATCCTAATTTAAATGAAAAACAGTTTGATACTAAATTAAAAAAAACTGCTTTTGGGTTTGAAGCTACTACAAAACTAACAGCATTAGGAAGAATGTTACATAGATTTAATAGCAATGCTATGGGTAGATGGGTAACAAGTATTTTTTCTGATTTAGGAACAATGCAAAGAGGTATAGATAAAGGTGATGTAGCACCACAAACAGTAAATTTACTTAGAGGACAATGGCAAGCATTGTCTTATGATTACATAGCACAAACAAGAAACTTATGGTTAGAATCAAAAGATATAGTTAAACCAAGAACTGTAGGTACGCAAAATATTACTTTTACTATAGAAAATTTAAAATCTAAATTTAATAAATCTAAATCTTATAATGAGTTTATGAGAGAAGTAGTACTAGCTGATATAAGAGCATCTTATAAAGGTGATACTGTTTTATTAAATGAATCTCCAGCAGTACAAAAAGCTGTGCAACTAACTAGAAAGTTATATAAAAGAGCAAGAGATGAAGGTATAGATGCAAAGTTATTTAATACAGCTGATAATTTAAATTTTAAAATGGATAAAATGGCAGAATTTGCTGGTAGAAGAATTCGAAATATTAATGTTATGAAAAGAAGATTAGCAAAAAGTTCAAGAAAAAATACAATACAAATGCAAATTAGAAATGAAGAAGAATTTTTAGATAAAACTTTAAGAGAAATGAATTCTTTAGAAAGTTTTGCTTTTTCTCTTATTCGTGCTGAAGGTAGAATATTTGATAGTGTAGATAATATATTATCTCAACAATTAAGAAAAGAAAGCCAACGAGAATCTTATAAAGATATAATGGAAAGTATGGCTAGGCAAAGACGATCTAGAAAAAGTTATTTAGAAAAATTAGCAAAACAAATTAAAAAAACACATTATGAAAATCATGTTAGATATTTAGAAATATTTTTAGAATTACAAAAAAAGTTTTCTACTAGAGGGTTATCAGATAAAGAATTAATTTATATGGAAAATTTAGGTAAAAGAATAGAAGCACCTCAATATTCACCAAAGCAAAAAAAAATAATAGAAGATTTAAAAAATTTAAAAAGAGATCCTCAATCTGGATTAACAGATAGACAAAAAAGACTTTTTGCAAAAGCAAAAAAAGAATTAAAAATTCCAATAAATATTTCAGATGACTCAGTATCAGAAATACTAGGTTTATTGAGACAAGGTATTATTAATTTACAAAAAGATTTTAAAGGACCGAAAGGCGAAAGGTCTTACACTATGAGAAAATATATGGTTGATACCATTATAGATGAAAGAGAAAATTTTCATAGCAAAGTAATTGTACCATATATATTAAAAAATCCTTCTGGTAGATTAGCAACACTTATTGATGCACAAACAGCAGGGGAAAAAATTGCATTATTTCCTGAAGAAATATTGAACATGACTGTATTTAAAGAACCAATGCCAAAAGCTTTTTTTACTAGAATATCTACAGCAAACATAGATAGGATAGAAGATATATTAAAACAAACAAATTTAAAAAATATTTTTATGTTAGAAGATGGAAGATTTTATAAATATGATGAAGTTAAATTTGGTAAATTAGAACAAAGATTTGCAGATAGAGGTACAGATTTTAGAACAACTCCTTTTGTTTTAAGAAATGCTATAAGAAAACAACAAGTTACAATGTCTGATGGTAAAACAAAATTGATGACTGTTGTTAGAATAGAACCGAATGGATTAGGTAATCATATAAATAGATCACAAATGAAACAACTTCTTGCTCAAATAGATTATGTAAAGAAAAAATATAAAGGCAAAATACCTGATGAAGATTTTGAAAAGTTAATATCTTTTAAAAGAATAAAACCGTTAACAGAAAGCGATCCAAAATCAAAAGTTAAAAAAGGTTCGTTTGAGGATTTAAATGTTACAGCTTCACAAATAATAAAAAATGCAGGTAGAAATTTACAGAGTGCTGAGTTGGAAGCACAAGGTATGCTGTATAAAGTAGTTAGTAAAAGTGAAAATGAAGCTATAGATGAGGGATTAGTTAAACCAACAAAAGTTGAAGTTACAGATGAAATGATACAACGACAAGCAGATTTACAAGCAACACAACTTATTAACAGAATAATAGGAGAAAGTGATGCACAAGATTATGATGGTATAGCAGGTAGAGGTTCACAAAAATTTGTTATGCACAGAAACTTTGATATGCCTAATTATCTATTAACAAAAGAAAGTAATGGTATAGCAGACTTTATAGATTTAGATGGTGAAGGAATTATGAGAACTTATATGAATAAGTTCGGACCAGCTGTTGAAATGTCTAGAATGTTTGATGGTGATAGATTTGGTGATATGAAATTATATGAAGCTATAGATGATGTGTTAGTAAGACATAGTGATGAAATAGAAAACAATCCTAATAAAATGATAGAAGATTTAGCAGATCAAAGAAATGATATAGATGGATTGTTAGATCCAATATTAAATAGGGCACCAATAGGTATGGAAGCAGGCACAGCAACTAATAGATTAGTAAAGGCAGGTATGCAGTTAGGTCAACTTGCAATGATGGGTATGACTACCATAGCTAGTTTAGCTGACTTTGGTAAAATAATTTTATCAAGAGGTATATCACAAGCATTTGGAAGATATTTAAAAGCATGGTTTAGAGATTTAAATGAATTAAATTTGCGAGATGAATCGGTAAAACATATGTTAAAGTTTATAGGAGAAGGACAAGAAACATTATCAGGTGCAGGTGCATCAAGAGTAGCAGAACAAAGTACTGGTTTAGGTGAAGTTAATAATAGAGTATTAGGTAAAATAGGAGATAAAGTATTTGAAGCATTAGATAAAATGGTTGGTGGTTTTTATAATGCAAACTTATTAAATCATTGGACAGCTATAAATAAAAGATTAGTTATGCCTATGTCTGCTGATAGAATTATAAGAACTGGTGCAATGTTGAATAAAAAATATACTGGTAATCCTGGATTAAAAAAATATTTTCAGACTGATTTAAAAATTTTAAAATCATTTGGTTTGTCAGAAACAGATTTAAAACAAATACATAAATTGCACAATCCTAAGAAAAGAGGTAAAGATATTTATTACAGTAATGCTGATGAGTGGATGGAAACAAACCCACAACTTTTTAGAAAATATGTAAATGCTATACGAGCAGATGTTTTAAGTACAATTATAACACCTACCGAAGCTGACAAACCTTTAATGTCTTATGGTTTATTCAAAGCTAGTCGTTGGAACAGAAAGATGCAAGATAGACAACACAATATTTTTAAAATACCTTTTCAATTTATGTCTTGGGCTTTTGCTTCTAATAATAAAATAGTAATATCTACACTACAAGGCAGACATCAAGGAGTAGGTTCTGGTATCATGGCTATGTTTGCACTAGGTATGCTATCAGATTTTGCAAGAAATCCTGATTGGTGGAGATATAAATCTACAGAAGAAAAAATTATGAAAGCTGTAGAATATAGCGGACTAACAAGTTATATATTAGACATAAATTCTTTTGCAGAAATAGCATCAAATAATTACATAGGTATACGACCTAACTTGTTTGGACAAGATAATCCTTTTACTGGAACAGCACCAGATCAAATATCAGAAATAGGCGGACCAGTAGGTAGTATGATTGCTGATGTATATAAAATGTTATTTAGTGATAATGTTGATTTTAATGATAGAGTTAATATGACTAAAAGATTAATACCATATAATAATTTATTTTATACAAAATGGTTGTTTGATGGTATAAGAGATAGTATTACAGATGATAGAATTACTTTAAATTATTAAGAAAGTATGTTATAGGATTATATTATGCCAATAGTAGTTAACGATACCACACCAAGAAATAGGTACACAGCTTCAGGTGGACAAACTGTATTTGCTTATAGCTTTGAAATATTTGAAGTTGGAGATATAAAAGTATTCAATGGATCTACTTTACTATCATATGCGGCAAGTCCAAGTAGTGCATCACAATACTCAGTATCAGGAGCAGGTTCTACTGGTGGAGGTAATGTTACATTAGGTGGTGGTGCTTCTGCTGGTGATATTATTACTATTGTAAGAGACATACCAGTAAAAAGAACAACTGATTTTCCTTCATCTGGACCATTTGTTATTGAAAGTTTGAATACAGACTTAGATAAAATGGTTGCTATGATGGGTGAAAGAGAAGATGAATTAACAAGAACAATACAATTAAAAGATGAAGATGGCACAGCAACACTTACTTTGCCACTTACTGCATCTAGAGCAAATAAAGTTCTTACTTTTGATGGAAGTGGTAATGTAACTACTTCAATTGCATCTACAGATGTAAGTACAGTAGCAGGATTATCAAGTGAAATAACAACATTAAATGGTATAGCAAGTAATATAAGCACCGTTGCAGGAATATCAGCTAATGTTACAACTGTAGCAGGCAAAGCTTCGGAGATAACATCTGTTGCCGCCAAAGCTAGTTTGATAACCTCTGACTTTGTGTCTGATTTAAATACACTTGCAGTAACAGATGTAATCAATGATATTAATACATTAGCTACTTCTGATATAGTTACAGATTTAAATACATTAGCAACATCTGATATTGTTAGCGATCTAAATACACTAGCTACATCTGATATAGTATCAGACTTAAATCAGTTAGCTACAAGTGATATAGTTGCAGACTTAAACATACTGGCTACATCTGATAATGTAACAAATATGGCAACATTAGGTGCATCTGGTGTTGTTGGTAATATTGCTACAGTCGCAGGTAATAATAGTAATATAAATACTGTAGCTGGTAATAATTCTAATATATCTACAGTAGCAGGTATCTCTAGTAATGTTACTACAGTTGCAGGTATCTCATCAAATATAGGTACAGTTGCAGGAATAAGTGCAAATGTAACTACTGTAGCTGGTAATAATGCAAACATTACAACACTTGCAGGCATAAGTGCTGATGTAACATCCTTAGCAAATGCACTTGCAAGTACAACAAACTATGCAGTAACAGTAGCATCTGGTACATTGTATGGTGGTGGTAGTGGTAATGTATTTTATTTAGATGGTACTGGTAATCCAGCTATTACTTTAACTAGAGGTAACACTTATGTATTTGATCAAAGTGATTCAAGTAATGCTACGCATCCAATAGCATTTAGAACAAGTGCAGATGCAAGTTATACTACTGGAGTTACATCTACTGGTACACCTGGAAGTGCAGGTGCTAAAACTACTTTTGTAGTTCCCTCAGATGCACCTGCATCATTGAAGTATTATTGTACTTCGCATGGTAATGGTATGGGAAATGTAATTACTGTTGTAACTTCTAACATTAATGTTGTTGCAAGTAATATAGGTGAAGTAAATAGTTTTGCACAACGATATAGAGTAGGATCAAGCGATCCAACATCATCATTAGATGAAGGAGATTTAGCATATAATAGCACAGCAAATGTATTAAAGTATTACAATGGTTCTGCTTGGGTAACTATTGTTGCTGGTTCATTAACAGATATAGTGCAAGATGGAAGTCCACAATTAGGTGGAAACTTAGATGTGCAAACACACTCTATAGTATCTACTTCTAATCGTGATATAAATATCACACCAGATGGTAGTGGTAAAGTAGTCCTAGATGGTCTTAGTTACCCAACATCTGATGGTACATCAGGACAAGCATTGACTACAGATGGTTCTGGTAATTTAACTTTAAGTACTATACAAGCTAGCGAAATAACTACTGCTGGAAATGTATTTAGTAATTACAATACAGTTAGTTCTAATACAACTATCACTACAGCGAATACTAAAAATAGTGTATTGTTTGGACCGATAACTGTTAGTGGCGGAAGTACAGTCTTGACAATTGATGGCAATGGTGCTTTAAGTATAATATAAGGAGGTTTTATGGCTCAACTAAAAGTAGATCAATTAGCAGGACAAAGCGGTAGTACTGTAACTGTACCTACTGGACAAACATTTACTATAACAGATGGGTTGGCGGCAACTAGCGGAGGTACTGGATTAACTTCTTTATCTGGACAAGGTGGTAAAGTAATAAAAGTAAATAGTGGTGCTAGTGGTTATGAGTTTGGTACAGTTATTACAGACTTAGTAGGAGATACGAGTCCGCAGTTGGGGGGTTCGCTTGATGTTAATGGACAGAATATAGTATCAGTATCTAATGGTAATATAAACATAGTACCACATGGAACTGGTAGAGTTAGTATACAAGGTTCAATGGATAGTAGTGTTTCATCTACTGGCAAAGCCCTTGTGTTTGGAATGTAGGAGGTAAATATGGCAAGTGAAGTACTTAAAAGAACATTGACTAATGGAGTTACTAACTCTGAGTCTGTTGTTTTAAACGGAGTAAGTGGTCATACTTATACCATTTTATCAGTAGTAGTTACGGAAACAGCAGGAGCAGCTGAGACCTTTGACTTATTTATTGATGCTGGTGGTGGAGGTACAGATACAGAAGTGTTATCAGACCAAGCAGTCGGTGCTAACGAAACTTTCGTTTTTAATGATAGACTTGTATTAGAAGATGAAGATCATCTTTGCGTACAATTAGCTAGTTCTGGTAATGTTGATGTTACTGTAAGCTATTTAGATCAAACTAGATAAGGAGGTATAATGGCAACAAGAATGTCAGATCAAGTAAGAGCATACTGCATAGATAAAGGATTTAGTGGTGAAGTAAAGTTTGGTGGTTCTGATGCAAATGTTTTAATGGAAGAAGTAGATGGTTCAATTACTATAACACATTGGTCAGTAGATGGTGTAGCAAAGCCAACTATATCCACACTAAACACATATGCAAAACAAGGCAAAGCATTAGAAGATGCAATCATTGCTTTTGATAATAAAAGAGATGATCTAAAAGCTAGTGCTAAAACTAAGTTAAAAGACTTAGGTCTTACTGATGATGAAATAAAAGCTACATTAGGATTGTAATGTCAGGTATAATTACTGCAGGTATAAATAGGTCTTCAGGATTAATGAAGGCACCAGCTTCAGGTGGTAATACACCGTCTTTTATGGCAGTACGAGGATTAGATAGTTGTTCTGGTGATGCTTGTAGACAAGCATTTAGTGATGCAACACTAGATAAATTAGAATTTAATCAAGAAGTATTTGATACAGATGGTTGTTACGATACATCTAATTATAGATTTACTCCAAATAAAGCAGGGTTTTACTATATAGAAGCCATGTTTAAATTACGAACACATACAGATAGATTTATAACTTCTGATAGTCATTTAAGATTTAATGGAGGAAGTTCAGCAACAGATATATTAGCAGGACATAGACATCATGGTAGTCAAAGTGGTGGATATACTTATGATGCAGAATGTAATGTTCATTTATCAGCAATAAAAGAATTTAATGGTACATCAGATTATGTTGAGGTATGGTGTAATATGAATATAACTGTATACTCACCTATCTTTGCAGGTGGAAATACAACAAACACATGGAGACAATCAATGTTTCATGGATTTAGATTAGGATAATTATGTCAGGTATTATAGGAGCAAATGTAGGAAGGTCATCAGGGTTAAAAAAAG